ATTAATTAAACAAAAAAAGAAATAACAAGGAGATACACATGGCTTTATGGGGAAACAGAGACGACAAACCATCATCAGGTACTATAGCAATTAATGGCGGAACTGGTGTTGTAACAGGAGCAGGCACTGCATTTTTGACACAAACAAAAATAATTGATGCTTATGCTCAACGAGGAACATTTGGCTATATAGTCGTAACAACTGCCGGAGTTCCTGAATCATATCTAATCACAGCTGTAACATCAAATACAAGCTGTAAAGTAAAAGAAGGAATACCTGGTTCTGGAATGACAACGGTTGGTGCGGGTGCTCAATATACACTAAATGAGAAACCTCGTTCAATATCAGCTGACGGTACTCATGATGGAAATAATCCAAATAATGTATATGGTATAGATACAGAAGAAACTGAAAGAAGTGAAGACAATATTGTAGGATTATCAGAACTTAATTTAGGTTTAGGATACCCTAGTGCTGAGGTACCCAATGTAACAATAGCTGCACCAGCAGCAACAGTATTTGCTACAACAGCTGTAAATATTTCAGGTGATGCAATCACATTAGCAGCTGCTGTTGTTCCGACAACCGGCACTGCAGTTAAATATCTTGCTAATTCTGGCACAGTTTTAGGTGGTCTAGCTAATGGCACAACTTACTTTGTTATCAAACTTACAGATACAACAATTGGATTAGCTTCAACATTAGCTAATTCGGGTGCTGGAACTAAATTAGCTCTTACAGGAACAGGTAACAATGCACAATCTCTACAAGGATTAACTGCGACAGCTGTTGCAACATTCTCAGGCGGTTCATTGGTACCAGGTTCACTAGTAATGACAAATTTAGGTTCAAATTATGCATCTATTCCAGCAGTTACACTTGATACTCCTAGAATGACAATTGACTCATCTGATGTGGCAGTAAACACAAGTGTATTTACATTTGGTGGCACAAGACCTAGTACAGCTGGTTTTGCTTTAGTTTATCAAAATGGTGGTGGTACAAGTGCTACTGGATTAGTTAGTGGTACAACTTACTTTATTGCTACAGGAACAGGATTATCTGCATCAACTTTCCAAGTTAAAGCAACAAATACTGCAGATAATCCTGCCGGCACTGTTGCAATTGCTAATACAGCTGGTGTATTCACAATGGGTGCAACTGCACTTGCTGCTGATGAGGTAATTACAATATCAGGTACTCTCGGCGGAACTGGTACTATCACAGGATATTCTGGTTCACCGAAATCTTATAGAGTTTCTGCTGTAACAGGCGGTGCCGCTAGCTCAAGAACAGGTTTCACTTTAACTGAAATGGATAACTCTGCAGTAGTTACAACAGCTGGTACTCCGACTGGATTAACTTATGTAATAGAAGACATTCCAAAAATTACAGGCACAGGTAATAATGCTCAACACTTTGCTATACCACTAACTGCTACAGTAGTTGGAGCAACTGCAGAGGCAATCAGAGGTTCAGGTCCTGGCGGTTCTCAAATCACTCACGCTGGTTGGGTTAGAGAAACAATTGGTACAGGCGGTCGTGCTGGTCGTGTCAACTATGAAACATTAGTTGCTATGGGTAGTATTACTGGTGATGCAACTCCGTAATAACATATGAACTTTAAACAATATTTGAGCCAGACTGTAGCTACAGAAACTGGCCAAGCGATTAAAACACTTACACCGAATGGACTTGGTGCAACTTCAATATCTAATCCTAGAGTTAGGGCGGACATAAACCTCCGCCTCTCTAGAGAATTAGTAGAAGTTAAGTCTCCATATTCGGGCATACAGACGGTTCGTAAAGTATTAAGTAGGCATGCTTTAGATATACCTACACTTTATGACCTTAATCCACAAGAAGACGAATTATCTATTGAATTAAATCAATTTGGTAATGAATTATCAGTTGAAGAATATTCAATGTATATTTTATATTATTTAGCAGACGATGGCACATATGATTTTTATGCTGAAGCAATTGATAACGAATCTTTGGATGAAATTCTAGCAGATGAAGAAGATGAGGAAGAACTAGAACTAGAATAATCTGGAGTAATATGATATTTGATAATTTAAACCATGATAATATAATGATTTATGCAGTAAAAGCTTATGACAGACCTAATTGTGTCATGAGTGAATTTAAAGATGATATGAAGAGATTCAATTATCTTAAAAGACTATTTAAACGATATAGGTCAGTTGGTGAAATAAAAGAACGATTAATAATAAATCATTTAATAGTTCTTTGTAATGTTTTTGGTCCAATAGTAGCAACTAGATTGTTATTTTATAAAATGGTACCTGAAGATTATTCAGCACTTAAAACTTATTTAACATTTCTTAACCTAATGCCAAATCGGGTGACAGGTATTAGAGGTGTTAACCTTATGTCAATTGATATACCTATTGATTCACGAGTAGAATTTATTTTAAGAGAGACAATTTGATGGAAATGAAAACTAAAACTGTATTAAAAAGAAATCCAACTATTGATGCTTCTGCAGGCCAAGTCGCCCAAGATATTTCTGAAAATGGCGTAGAACAACATAACACTGCAAGAAAGTTGCATCATAAAGCTTTTACGAAAGCAATGAAATCTTTCTCAACAAGTCCAAATCATACTCAAGCAATGAAAGACCAAAATACTCATGCAAAAACCATGAAAGATTTAGAAAAGAAACATGGTCTTAAATTAAATCAATTTGGTGGTGCTTATAAAGTAAAAGAATCTGTTGATTTAAATGAAGTAAAGACACAAAGTATGGCAGATAAACCTGACCATTTATTTAAGAAGGATAAGCCTTCTAAGACTCCTCAACAAGGTATGATTAAGAAATATAAAAATGATACAGATAGACCTAAAACCGAAGATAAGTCATCTTGGCATTCTTATAAACAATCGCCAACAAGAGAAAGTAAAGAAAATTTAGATGAATACGGTGGACCAAAAAAACCATTAGTACCTCTACCTAAAAAGAAACCTGCAGTTACATTTTCACCAGTTATTCAAGATAAAGTTAAATATGCAAACGAAGAAGTTGGTGGCGCTAAAGTTAAACCTAACTATTGGGGTTCTAAAGAAACATTAGAAAAAGGAAGAGCAGACCAAAAAATAAAAGATGCTCAGAATCCTAAACCAATAAAATTAAAATACAAAGACCAACCTAAGAAAATGGATTATAGCACATATAAAGAAGCTTCATGTGGCATGAACCCTAATGTTAAAGAATATAATGATAAAGAAAAGAAAATGGTAAAAGAAGATAGAGAAGTTTCTATGGCTGTTAGTCAATTAAAAACAATGTGTGAATATGGCACAGACCTTATTAAAAATCTAGAAGCAAAAGGTCCTGATTATAATATAGAAGCATGGGTTCAATCTAAGATTACCAAGGCTGCAGACTATATGAATAGTGTTGGTCATTATATGGAAAATGAGGCGAAAGTTTCTTCAGAACATTCACCTGAAGCTAAGAATGAAGATGTTTATGACCCATTAACTAAAAAAATGGTTAAAAGAAAACCAATGAAACAACAAATGGGTGGACCAGCTTTAAATACAAATAGACCAAAAGATACAGAAACAGCTACTCAAGATAGTGATGGCAGTTATAGAAAAAAGAATGAAGATGCACCAGCTAATGCTTCAGGTGGCGGCGCCATTGCAGGAGTCGGCGTTGGACCAAAAGGCGAACCAGGTGTAATGTTACCTAGAAAGAAAGGCAAAAAAGATGCCGTTATGGGGTTTGCCGCATTTAATAGGAAGAAACCTGTATAATGGGTGCAGTAAAGATGATTGCGATTTTGATTATTGTATTAATTCTTGCAGGCGGCCTCTGGCATGTCTCAAATTTAAAAGCTAATCTTGCAATCAGTAAAGCTAATAGTGCCAAGTTAGAAGAAGGTATCAAAGAACAACAATATTTGGTTGATAAAATGCAAGAAGATGTTGCAATGATTCAAGGAATTAATAAACAACTACAAGATGAAAATGTAGAGAACATGAAAGAAATTAAAAAATTGACAGATAAATTTAATGTCAAAGCTAATGGCGATAAAAGAGATTTTGGCACACTCGCCGCTGTTAAACCAAAAGTAATACAGAGATTGATTAACCGTGGAACAAAAAATGCAGTTCGATGTTTAGAAATATTGACTGGTGCTCCACATACTGAAAAAGAACTTAACGCTAAATTAACCAGTGAGACAAACCGTGAATGCCAATCGATTGCAAATCCTAATTATATCCCTACTACTCCTTAGTTTACAGGGGTGTGCCTCATTTAGTTTGTTTGGTGATAATGATGTAACACCAATAGAAATTAAGTCAGTGGCTGTAGAAAGAACTCCTCTAAATCTCCCCAATCCTACACAATTAAGTCCAAGAGCACCTAAATGGTATGTTGTGACTCCAGAAAATGCAGAAGAAGTATTTGCAAAACTAAAAAACAAGAAAATTGATTTAGTATTATTTGGTTTGACTGATGAAGGATATGAAGAACTATCTATAACAATGGCTGAAATAAGAAATTATATAAAGTCACAAAAAACAATTATTATTAAATATAAAGAATACTATGAACCTAAGCAAGATAAATAGATATTCACAAAGGAGAAACACATGAGAATTTTAAGACCTAAACCAGCTGTAGAAACAAAACCAGCTAAAAAAGCACCTAAATTAAAAATTGTACCAACAAAAAAGAATAAATAAATGAAAAAATTAATTATACTACTGGCAGTATTCGTATTACAAGGTTGTGCTTTGTTAGATGCTTATCAAATGGCTAAGTTTGATAACAATGAGTATTATATTATCAACCAGATACAAACAAGTTCTGCTTTAGGTGAAAAGCATTGTGGTACAAAATATGCAAAACCTCTGGTCAACAAAATGTGGATTAAAGTGAATGAGTTTAATAACTATACTAATTCAATACCACACAACGAAGAGACAATAACAATGTCTGGTGCATTATTAGAGATTTCAAAAGGTCTACACATCAAATATAATAATGACCCAAATGTAAGTAAAACATATTGTAAACTTAAATTTGAATTGTTGAATAAAAATGCAGTAACAATACAGAATGTTGTTGGAGGAAAACCAAGATGAGTAATTATATACAAAGTCTAGAAGAACAGTTAGAAGAATTACTTAAGTCTGACAACGATAGTGTTGTTGATTTAGTGGTGCAGGCCCAAAACTTTAAAGAGCTCTTTGAAGCAAAAGAATTATCTTTTGATGAATACAAAGAACTTTTAGTAGATTTGGAGAATACAAAAGTAGTAGAAGCAGCAGCCGGTGAACTTGAGGTAAGAACTAAATTAAATGGATTAATCTCTACATTAATATCTGTTGGGTCTCTAGTAGTTTAATTTAGGGGAAACCATGGTAGCAAAGAAACTTGATAAAGAATCTAAATATGCTAAGTTTGATTCAGATGGTGATGGAATCGTTAGCGATGAGGAATTTAAATTGGAAGAAAGACAAATAAGATTAGAGAATGAAGATAAGAAAGAAGACGCTCAAAGGAACATGGCGTGGTTTGCTCTTGCCGGCATGTTATTATATCCATTTGCAGTTGTTCTAGCAGTAGCATTTGGTCTAGATAGCGCTGCGAAGATATTAGGAGATATGGCAGCCACATACTTTGTATCAGTTGCAGCTATTGTAGCGGCATTTTACGGAACACAAGCATATTCTAAAAAAACTAAGAATACTGATTCGTAATGTCAGATAAAGATATACAGGAATTAAAAATAGCCACTGAACTGTTGAAAAGAGATGCAGAACAATGTGAATCTTTATTTGATAGAACTACAATCACCCTAGATAAGATTCAAGAAACAAATCAAAACATAGTTAAAATGATTTCTCTACATGAACAAAGACATGACCAACAAGAGAAAATATCAGATACTTTACATGAAGATATTAGAGATATTCATGCTAGAATCAGTTCAACTTCTAAAGAAATTCACGATAGAATAGACCAAACAGAAGACCGACTTACAGACAAGTTAGATGAACTTAAAACTGATTTAATCAAACATAAAAGAGATGATAAAAATCCATTTGTAAAATGGGCTGATATAGATAGAGTTAAATTCTTTCTTTTTGGTGTTGTTTTAGCACTTGCTTTTCTTCTCGGCGAACTTGAGGTATTTGACCTCTTTTAACTTGACATAACTAGCAGTACCTGTTATAATTACACAATGTCACTGATAATAGATTCTAAATATACAAAGATGGTCTCTTACCGTTTGAGAAACTTCAAACAGAAGAATAGTTATCTCTTTAATTTTTCTTGCCCTTTCTGTGGCGATTCACAAAAGAATAAATCTAAAGCACGAGGTTATGTTTACCAAAAAGCAAATAACTTGTTTTATAGGTGTCATAATTGTGGTTCAGGTACTACTGTTGGTAATCTTATTAAGTCTATAGACGAGACTTTACATAAAGAATATATACTAGAGCGATATAAAGCTGGTGAGGTTGGCAATTCAAATTATAAGAAACCTAAATTTGAGATACCACCACCAAGATTTGATAAGATACAAAAACAAAAATCATTTGACCATGCAGAATGGTGTAATCAATTATCTGCAGAACATTGGTGTGTTCAGTATCTAAAAGGTAGAAAGATTCCAGAAAAGTTCTGGTCTCATTTACTTTTTGCACCAAAGTATAAACAGTTTATTGATGACCTTATACCTAATCATGACAAACCATTAGTTGATGATGCTAGATTGGTAATTCCTTTCTATGATGAGTATAATAATTTAATTGCTGTATCAGGTCGTGCATTAGAATCTAATGATAAACTCATTCGTTATGTTACCATGAGAGTTGTTGAAAGTAATAAGAAGTTAGCTTTTGGTTTAGATAGAATTGATTTATCAAAAACAGTAAAGATAGTAGAAGGACCTCTAGATAGTTTATTCCTAGACAATTGTTTGGCATCTGGCGATGCAAATTTATATTTAGCGTCTAAAAGTGTCGAATGTGCTAGTAAAGTACTTATCTTTGATAATGAACCAAGAAACAAAGAGATTGTGAAGATGATGCAAGTTGCAGTAAGTTCGCAACAGAAGGTGGTAATTTGGCCTACAACACTTCACGGCAAAAAAGATATTAATGACATGATTATATCAGGAATGAGTGTAAGCGAGATAGAAAATATTATAAGTAGTAATACCTTTTCAGGTTTGGAAGCAGAGACAAATTTAGTATACTGGAAGAAAGTCTAGTATCAAGTCAATAATAAATTGTGTGTTGTACCATAACACCGATTGGCCAGTCGCCATTTTAGATGCTAACACCAAAAAGGCTCATGTTTGTAAAGTTATCCCCTTCGAAAGTAACATTTTATCATTGATGTTGCCCTAGCGTTTTTTATTTAAAGTTTTTTAATTGGAGTATATGAATGGACAACATTGTTCATGGTATTAAAGTTGATTTTACAAAAGATTCCTTATTCGACCAGTTAGGTCTTAAGAGATTAAAAGAAAGTTACATGAAAGAAGAGGAAGATAGCCCTCAAGAAAGATTCGCATATGTGTCGAGCGTATTTGGTTCGAATAAAGAACACGCTCAAAGATTATATGATTATGCAAGTCAACATTGGTTATCGTATTCAACTCCTATTTTATCGTATGGCAGGTCGAAAAGAGGCTTACCTATATCATGCTTTCTACCCTATCTAGATGATTCATCAGAAGGACTAATCTCAACCCTCTCAGAAGTAAACTCACTATCTATGTTAGGTGGTGGTGTCGGCATTGGTGTTGGTATTCGGTCATCAGATGACAAGTCTGTTGGCGTTATGCCTCACTTACGAACATATGACGCTTCTTCATTGGCATACCGTCAAGGACGAACAAGGAGAGGTTCCTATGCAGCATATCTAGATATATCTCATCCAGATATCATGATGTTTCTAGAGATGCGAAGACCTACTGGTGACCAGAACATGAGATGTCTAAACATGCACCATGGCATCAATATCACAAATGATTTCATGCAAATCATCGAAAGAAGTATGATTGATGGCGATGCAGATGACTCGTGGCAACTAAAAGACCCAAACAGTGGTTTGATTAAAGAAGTTGTTTCAGCTAAAGATTTATGGCAAAGAATTCTAGAAATTCGTATGCAAACTGGTGAACCATATTTACATTTTATTGATATATCAAATGATAAAATGCCACAATTTCAAAAAGATTTAGGTTTATCTATTAAACAATCGAATCTATGTTCAGAGATTATTCTACCAACAGATAAAGAAAGAACAGCCGTGTGTTGTTTGTCTTCTGTAAATTTAGAATATTATGATACATGGAAAAAGAATGAGTATTTCCTAAAAGATATTGCTGAGATGTTAGATAATGTATTAAGTTACTTTATAGAAAATGCACCAGACTCCGTTTCAAGAGCATCTTATTCGGCATCTCGTGAAAGAAGTATTGGTATTGGTGCATTAGGTTGGCATGCTTATCTTCAAAAGAAAAACATTCCATGGGAATCAGCATCAGCAGTAAGTAAGAACAAACAAATATTTAAAACTATTAGAACAACTTTAGATGAAGCAAATCTAGAGATTGGTAAAGCAAGAGGCGAAGCACCAGATGCTGAAGGCACAGGTCGAAGATTCTCACATCTTATGGCAATAGCACCAAATGCCTCATCATCTATTATCATGGGCAATACTTCACCAAGTATAGAACCATTTCGTGCTAATGCTTATAGACAAGACACATTATCTGGTTCTCATTTACATAAGAATAAATTTTTAGATAAAATAATAAAAGATAAATGTAAAGCAGATAGTAAACTGGACTATGATGAGATTTGGTCATCAATCATTGCTAATGACGGCAGTGTGCAACATCTAGATAAGTTATCAGATTGGGAAAGAGATGTATTTAAAACAGCAATGGAAATTGACCAACGATGGTTGATTCAACATGCAGCTGATAGACAAGAATGGATTGACCAAGCACAATCATTAAATGTATTCTTTAGACCAGATGCTAATATCAAATATGTACATGCAATACATTACATGGCATGGAAAGGTGGACTTAAAACGATGTACTATTGTCGTTCAGAGAAAATTGGTAAGGCTGACAAAGTAGCAAAGAAAATTGAAAGACAGGTAATTCAAGAACTGGATTTAACTCAACTGGCAGAAGACGATGGTATTTGTATCGCCTGCGAATAGAATAGGATAATAATGAAAAAAATATTAAGATTTACAGCCTCTTGGTGCCAACCATGTAAAGGATTAGAAATGAATTTGAATTCAGCCAAGCTTGATTTGCCTGTAGAGGTTATTGATATTGACGAAGATGAAGATTTAGCAACACAATGGCAAATTCGTTCTGTACCAACTTTATTAATGTTAGATGGTGAAACAGAAGTTAAAAGAAATTCGGGAGTTTTATCAACTAAACAAATAGAGGAATGGGCAAAATAATGGCTACTATAATGGAGAAAACTGGAAAAGCTGCAAAGCAATCGAACTTAATGGAAGACAGAAATAGTTTTAAGCCATTTAATTATCCATGGGCTTATGATGCCTGGTTAAAACATGAACAAAGTCATTGGTTACACTCAGAAGTTCCAATGGCAGAAGATGTAAAAGATTGGCAAAGAGTATTGACTCAACCACAAAAACATTTTCTTACAAACATCTTTAGATTCTTTACACAAGGTGATGTAGATGTTGCTGGTGGTTATGTAAATAATTATTTACCATATTTTCCACAACCAGAAGTTAGAATGATGTTAATGGGTTTTGCTGCTCGTGAAGCACTTCATGTTGCAGCTTACTCACATCTAATTGAAACTCTAGGAATGCCTGAGTCGACATATGGTGAGTTTCTAGAATATGAAGCAATGAAAAACAAACACGATTATGTAAAAGATATTAGTAGTCGTAATGGTGATAAACAATCAACAGCAACTCATATTGCAGTCTTCTCTGCATTTACTGAAGGTATGCAACTGTTCTCATCATTCATTATGTTACTTAACTTCCCTCGCCATGGTATGATGAAAGGCATGGGACAGATTGTAACATGGTCTATTGTAGATGAAACAATGCACACTGAATCGATGGTTAAATTGTTTAGGACATATATAGAGGAAAACAAAGAGATTTGGAACGATACACTTAAATCTCGAATATATACCATTGCTGAAAGAATGGTTGAGTTAGAAGATAAATTTATTGACTTGGCGTTTGAAATGGGCGATATGCCTGATTTAACCGCAGCTCAAGTTAAACAGTACATTCGTTATATTTGTGATAGAAGGCTGATATCATTAGGACTACGAGGCGTGTATAAAGTTAAAAAGAATCCATTGCCTTGGGTTGAAGAGATGATTAATGCTCCAACACACACGAACTTCTTCGAGAATCGTGCAACAGATTACGCTAAAGGCGCTTTATCTGGTTCATGGGAAGATGTATGGGGAAACCCTGAGGAAAAGAAAAATGAGAAAGAGACAACCTAATTTAAAAGATAACAAAGTAGCTTATAAATACAAATCAAAAGGAGAAACAAAAATGGTAGATTTAAATGTAGTAAAAGCATGGGTACTTGCTCGCTGGGCTGAAAGAACTTCATGGGACGGAGCAGCTTTAATAGTACTTGGCGTTCTTGCTCTAATGTCACATGCACTCGTATCTGTAGCAGCAGTTGGTGCTATTGTTTATGGCGCTTGGACATTATATACAAAAGAACAAGCAAAAAAGAAATAAAAATGATAACCATTGAACAGTCCGCTATCGACAAAATTATGGACCTATATACGGATGAATCTGATTCTGATATAAAAGGTCTACGAATGTTTGTGCAAGGTGGCGGTTGCTCAGGGTTTCAATATGGATTTACATGGGAAACTACGATAGAAGAAGAAGCCACTGTAATAGACTTAGAAGGCACTAAACTAAAAGTTATTGTTGATGCACACTCTAATCAATATCTAGACGGCTCAGTTGTTGCTTATACTAAGACTTTAATGGCAGAACAGTTTCAAATAAAGAATCCATCTGCTTCATCATCTTGTGGATGTGGAAGTAGTTTTGCAGTATAACGGAGAAAGACATGGCATATAGCAAAGGTGTATTAGACCATTATGAAAATCCTAGAAATGTAGGTTCAATGGACAAAAATGACCCAACAGTGGGAACTGGAATGGTTGGCGCTCCTGCTTGTGGTGATGTTATGAAGTTACAAATAAAAATCAATGAAGAAACTGGAATTATTGAAGATGCAAAGTTTAAGACATATGGATGTGGTTCAGCTATAGCATCAAGTAGTCTCGTAACAACTTGGCTCAAAGGTAAATCTGTTACTCAAGCACAAGAAATAAAAAATATGGACATAGTAGAAGAACTTGCTTTACCGCCAGTTAAGATTCATTGTTCAGTATTAGCTGAAGATGCCATCAAAGGCGCCTTAGCTGATTATGAAAAGAAAAAAACACAGCGGGAAATATCTATACCTGTTGTTGCAGTATAATATTAATTCGTTATAAAGGAAATAAAACTTGAAAACATTAGACCACACCTGTAGTAGTTGTCAATCTGAATTTGTAGTAAGTTACAGTGAAGAGACCGCTGATGATGAACCCACTTATTGCCCATTCTGTAGCGAATACTTGGCACTGAAGCCTATAAATAAAGATGATGCACCATATAATCCTAATGTAACTTATTAAAAAGGTTGAATCTATATTGAATTGGACATTTAGAGGTAGAGAATTTACTGAAGAACATGTCGGCGAGTATTTTGGAATAGTTTACTTAATCACCAATCTACAAAATAACAGAAAATATGTAGGTAAGAAGTTTTTTACCAAAGCTTCAAGAAAGCAAGTAAAAGGCAAAAAGAAAAAAATCAGAGTGAAGTCCGATTGGGAAGAATATTGGGGTTCAAACAAGGTAATCAAAGAAGATGTACAGAAGGCTGGTAAGAAACATTTTACGAGAGAAATTCTACATCTATGTAAGACTCGTTCAGAATTGTCTTATTTTGAAACTTACGAAATATTCACACGAGACGCCCTAGTCACACACGAATACTATAATGATTGGGTCACTTGTCGCATTAGAAAGGATAACCTTATCTCAAAACCGGACACCATTACTTATAATAACTCATCACCTAAATCCAATGGATACAGCCGAAGTTCACCAAGAAAGTAACATGTTTGCCCAACCCATACTAGATATAGTGTTATAATGAATGAAGAAATCAAGAGAGATATTGAATTATCATTACGCACTTATAAACCGATAGTAAAACATTATTGGTGGATTAAGTTTTCTAACTATAAAGGCAGTATACTTATCTTTGTTGGCTCTATGATGTCAGGGCAAGTAATCACAAAATATTTCAAAGATGAAGATTTAGCTGTTGATTATGTCAATTGGGTTCTACATCAAGACCCATCCACTTACGGAC